CACCGGCCAGCTCCCCGGCCCATGTCAGCACTTGCAGGCTTTCGACGGTGGTCCGGAGCGAAGCGGCCATGTCGGCCTGAGCGCCGATGACCTCGAGCCCCGAGCGCACCATCGCCACGCCTGCAGCCGCTGCGGCGGCCGTCACCGCTGCCAGTGCGATCCCGGCCTTTCGGGCGAAGCTGCCCAGCCGGGCATTGGCCAGTTCCATCTCGGAGGACAGGCGGCCAAACCCGCGCGTGCCAGCCTCACCGATGCCTTCCAACTCGGCCCGGACCTGGCGGCCGCCTTCGGCGACAAGGCGGACACTGACCCGTTTTTCAGCCATGGCCGTCTCCGATCTGTTCGTTCAGCTTGCGCACCATCACCGCCTCGATCTCGGGCAGCAGTTCGGCGGCGATCAGGGTGTCGATCCCGAGCGCCTTGGCCATCGCCAGGGCCGCACCCATGTCCCAGCCGAGCACTGCGCCGGGGATCACCCGCAACTGGCCACCAAGACGGCCGACCAAATCCCAGATCTGCCAACCCTCTTGCGTCTTTGGCCGGTTCAGTTTTTCGGGGCAGTCTGGGCAACGCCCTGTGCAGGCCGCGCAGTACCGCTCGCCCCCGCCGAAGGACCAGTCGGCAAGGGCGCGGAGACGTTTTTTTCCGCGTCCAGGATCAGACCCTTGGCGACATATTGGGTCTGGAAGGCCTCGAAGACCGGCCAGATTTCCAGAAGGGCATCGATGCCCTCGGGCGAAACCGGGACAGCATCGCCCGCGGCGTCGCCGACACCCTCCCAATCCAGCACGGCACGCCGGGCGACGGCCTTGGCCATCGCGAGCGCCAGTTCTTCTTGGGTGGCGGTGTCCGGCAGGGCTTCGATGGCCGGGTCGGCGCGGGCTGAAACCATCAAGGCAGTCGTCAGCGGGGCCACGTTGAGGCGCAGGCCGGGGGCGAGGGTCAGCCACGCGGACGCGGCAGTCAGGTTCAGTCTGATCATGATCAATAGCTCACAACGGTGTTGACGAGGACGGCGGTGCACATGCGCGAGGGGCTGACGGCCTTGGCCGCCTGCCAGTCGAAGGTGGCCTGGATGCCCTGCGGGCCCGGGATCTCGATCCGCGGGCGTGGCAGGTAAACGGCATGTGCGGTGAAGGTGAAGCTGGCGTTTGCCCCGAGGCTCCAGGCGAAGACCAACTCGCAGGGCGTGCCGTCGATGGCCTGCGTGATCAGCGCGGTGTCGGCGAAACGGACCTCCACCCGCCCGGACAGCGCTGCCATGCCGGGGTCTGCTCCCTCGATGCGGCCGTCTGAGCGGATGGTCTCGATCCGGTCGAGGCCGTTGGAATAGGTCACCTCGGCAGAGATGACGTTGCCGAGCGGCGAGCCGTTGCGGGTGATCGCGCCGTTGAAATGCCCGAATCGCTGCAGGGCCAGCGCGGTCGGCGTGCCCGCGGCAGTGGCCGCCGCGACGCTTTCGCCCTGCGCCACCAGCCGCGCCGTGGCGGTCAGCAGCCCCGAGCGCGCCATCTGCCACGACAGCTGATCGCAGACACAGCCGGTGTACATCGCGTAGCGCGGCACCTCGGGCATCGCCGTCTCGATGGCCATGCTCGGCAGCGTCCAGTTGCCCGACTGGAAGGTATGGGTCTTGGGCGTCGTGCCGGAGGTGACCGGCGCGCCGAAAGCCGCCTTTAGCCACAGCCCAAGATTTTCGACGTCGATCGGCACGACGACATCGCCGTCGGCAGTGACCGCATCCTTGATCGGGGCCAGCGGGTCACGCCCCTGGCCCAGCAGTTCCGAGGCGATCAGCGGCTGCTCGGCGCCGAGCGTGGTGCTGGCAAAGGGTACCGTCCGATAGCCCGTGGCGGGCGCGGTGCCGTAGACGGATTCGAACGCAAGCGCCATCTGCGCCCGCGCCCCATGGGCTCGTGCCATCGTGTTCTCCTATCGTGAGTGGGGTCAGGCCAGCGGATCGGCCGTGGAATAGTGCAGGATGACCGGGATCACCGCCGCCTTCAGGCTGGCGGCACCCTCAATCGGAAGATCGACAGGACGCGGCGCTTCGGCCTCGATCCAGTCACAGAGACCGCCAAGCGTGCGGTCGGCGGCAATCGCTGCGCCGATACTGGCGCAGAGGGAGTCGAAGGCGGCGTCACGGGCGGCGCCCTGAACGACAGCCTCGATCTCGGCCCGGTGCTGGTAGTGGTAGCGCAGGGGCGACAGCGTCACCTCCGGCTCCCCCGGTTCACCATCGCGCAGGATCAGCAGGCCAGCGGCCGGTACGCGCTCGGGGAGAACCTCACCGCGGAGCGCGGTGGCGGGCAGCGCCGAGAGCCGTGCGTGCAGCGCGGCGAGGATGGTTTCGCGGGGGGTGGGCATTTGGCACTCATTTCGTGGTTGAGCGGCGCGGCAAGCGCCGCCTGAAGCTTCGGCGGTGCACCTCGGGCCCTGCGTTTCGAGCCCTGCGTTCCAAGGCGACCCGTCCCGGTCCACGAGCCTGCCACCGACCTACGGGAATCGTTTGCAGCATGGCTTCGACGTCGCGCGCGAGAGCATTAGCCATCATCGGCGGGGCCGGGCAAATCCAGAGCGGATCGAAGACGGCCTTGCGCCCTGCTGTAGAGCGTCGCCGCCGCCACATCGGCGAGGGCATCGTGATACAGATCGAAATCCGGGAAAACGCGGTTGAAGGCGGTTTTCCCGCAGCCGGTCACCGCGCATTCCGGGCGCGATTTCGGGCACTGGTTGAAGTGACAGAGCCGTCCGAGATACGCATCCGTCCCGGGATCGAACAGGAACGTATCGACCTGGTGATCGGCGACCCCGAAGTCCGGACGGCGCACCCGCCCTCGATGAAGCGCCTTGACCTTGGCCCGCCGCAGGTCTCCGAGCCTGCTCAGGTCGTCGATCCAGAGGGCGAGATCGAGATCCTTGCACTCGTGCCAGAGCGGGATGCCCTGACGCCGATACGGGGCGAAGCGCGGCACCTCCTTCCACAAGGCGCGCGCGACCGAGCCGATGACGGCGATGGCGGCGACTTCCGGGAAGTTTCTCCACGCATCGGCGATCGCATCCGCCGCATGGCGGAATTCCCGCTGCGCTCTCAGTAGCGAGGCGTTGTCCTGTTCCCTTCGGATCGCTGATGGCATGGCGCTGCCCCGGCACGGTTTTCGCGATATTGTGCCCGACGTTGCCTCGGAGAGGCCAGAGGCTTTTCCGAAGCCGGCCGCGCCCTGACGGCCACGGACGGCGCCGACTCCCCCGGCTCGCCGCCGCGCGGGACCAGCAGGCCGTCGGCGGGCACGTGCTCGGGCAGCACCTCGCCCGCAGGGCGGTGGCGGGCAGCGCCGAGAGCCGCGCGTGCAGTGCGCCGAGAATGGTTTCGCGTGGTGTGGGCATATCTGTCACGCGACTCCGCGCTTGACGTTTGTTTCGAGGGTGTTTGGATTAGAAGGCCGCGCGGAACCAAGAGGTGGGAGGCAAGATGCTGCTTGATCCGCATAGACTCGAAGAACAGCTACGAGAGGCAACAGCTATCGACGCTGGTGTCCGCGACGCCTATTTGACCTTTGCCCATGCTCATTTTTCTGGCGGGACCACGGTGCGCCCGGCCGGACATGGTTACATAGAACGCGAACTTCGTTTTGAAGCAAAGGGCGACTGGCTGTATTCAGCGGTCCTGAATCAGAAGTGGGTCCTGTGGTACTTTCGGAAGCCTGCCTTGAATGCAGGGCTTATTGATCCGGGCAAGACCAAAGAGCGATTTCCCGCTTCGGAAGAAACGTCACGCGGGGAAATCAAGCTTCGCGTTCGTAGTTCGGCAGAGGCGCTTGCTGTGTTGAAATGGGTGGGCGCTGAATAACGCGCCCCGTCGGGAAGTGTCTGAAACTCTGTGTATCTGACCGGGCCCATGCGGTTTTCAGATACGGTCAGGCGTCGAAGCGCCCGGCGAACATTATGGCCAGCTGATTGCGGGCCGCAACCCATTCGCGCACCGCGCGGCCACCCTTCTCGAAGTTGCGGATCGCCAGGAAGATCAGCTTGGTCGCGGCCTCCTCGGTCGGGAAAGAGCCCTTGGTCTTCAGCGTCTTCCGCAGCACCCGGTTCAGAGATTCCACAGCGTTCGTCGTATAGATGATTTTCCGGATCGCTTCACTGAAGGCAAAGAACGGGACCACTTCGGCCCAGGCCCGGCGCCAGGCCGGGACGATGGAGGGGTATTTCCCGGCCCATTTCTCCTCGAACATGTCGAGCTGTCGGACGGCCTCCTCGGCCGTCGGGGCGTGGTAGATCGGGCGCAGATCGGCGGCCACGGCCTTGCGGTCCTTCCAGCTGCAGAAGTTCATGGAATGACGGATCAGGTGAAGTGAGCCATTGACGGCGCCATTGGTTCGAGCCCAATGGCGAACGCAGGTCTGAACCGTGGTGTCCGGGAAGGCCGCCGTGATGGCCTCCGGGAAGCCCTTCAGGCCGTCCACGACCGCGATCAGGATGTCCTGGACGTATGAGGAGGGTCAGAAAACGATCCGGGGGATCGTTTTCCCGACGATTGGGTTGCGCAGTTCGTTCATCACCGAAAGCCAGAACTTGGCGCCCTCGTTGTCGGCGATCCAGAGCCCAAGGACCTCGCGCTCCCCGTCGCGGGTGACGCCCAGGGCGATGTAGACCGCCTTGTTCTTGACCATCCGGCTGTCAGCATCGCGGATCTTGACCCTCAGCGCGTCGAAGATGACGATCGGATACATCCGGTCCAGCGCCCGGTGCTGCCATTCGCGCACCTCGTCCAGAACTGCATCCGTGACGCGGCTGATCAGGTCGGGCGAGACCCGCAGGCCATAAAGATCCTCGAGATGCGCCTGAATGTCGCGCACCGACAAACCGGCGGCATAGAGC